TCCGTCGCGAAACGCCGGACCTCCTCGGGGTCCATGATTGCCTGTGCCATGTTGATTCCTTCTTTCCGGGGGCTGACGACGAATATAGCACCCCGCCGCGCCACTTCAATGCGGGGAAAAAGAGAGCCGGCAATCGGATTCGAACCGATGACCTACGGTTTACAAAACCGTTGCACTACCACTGTGCTATGCCGGCGTTTCTGTCTTTTACTTCTGTTTCTTCGGACATCGCGAGACAATACAAGACAACAGATGACACCTTTTTGTGTTGCATCACTTGTAGCAATGTAGCACCCTCGTTTGTAGCAGCAAATGAGCGTGAAAACATCTTCCAAGTCGTTGTCGTCATATTGGGTCGGGATTCCGCCGAAACGAAAGTCTTACTACCTCCGCTTTCAGGAGAAGGGCAAGAAGAACAGCACGTGGGTCAGTCTCGATACCACGAACGAAAAGGAAGCGAAGGCTCGCGCGAAACTGAAGTTCGAAGCCTACCACGACGGCCGCCACGCTGCGCTGCGGGCCACGGCCGGCCGCAATGACTTCCCGACGATCGGCACGCTGTGCGATCTCTACAAAGCCAACGCCACCGTCTCGGATCCCGGCCACCCGATCAATTCCCTGCTGCGGATCATCTGCATCGCCCGCGGTTGCACGAAGGAACAGGCCCGCGCCCTTCGTTCCGACATCCTCACCGACGATCTCGTCTATCAATTTCGCACGAATCACCGCGCCGCCTGCAAACAAGAGGGCCGACCCGTCAGCAAGATCGGCGTCAATTCCCGCCTCACCGCCGCGCGCAGCATGTTCACGGAGCCGAAGCTATTCTACCCCGGCGAGACGCTGCCCGGTCTCCAGGGATTCAAGGATGCCCACGGCGAGCGCAACGCGTCGGAAGAAGCGGGCTTCGAGCCGTTCGAGGCCGGCTTGATCGAGCGAATGGACAAGGCCGCCTGGCTGCTCCGCGAGCTGCAGCCGGACATGCTGCGCGGCTACGTTCTCGTGCGCAATTTCGGCCTGCGAACCATCGAAGTGCAAAAGGCCGTCGGCGCGTGGTTCACCGCCTCGCCCTTGGCGGACGATCCCTCGCGCGTGCTTCTCGTCGTCCGCAATCGCGCGCGAAATGCCCGCAGCGGCACGGCCGAGACGCGCATCAAGAACGGCCGCGCCCGCTTCATCGTCGTTCCGCCGGAGTTCCGCGACCTCTTCGCCGGCTTCGAGCCGGAACAGCATGTGATCCTGCCAACTGCCACCGCGCCGGCGCGCCAGCGCTTCATCCAGCGCACGCTCAGCGCGTGGGTCCGTCAATTCATCCCCGATCGTGTCGGCAGCACCTACGAGCTGCGCAAGCACGCCGGCAGCGAGGTTCTCACTCGCTCCGGTAAGATCGCGGAGGCCGCCGCGTTCCTCGGCGACAGCGTGGCCACTGCGGAGAAATGGTATGCCAAATGGCTGAAAGAAGTCGGTGCCGCCGTTGGCGAGGTTGTCGAGGCTCCGAAGGGCACGCTGCAGCTCCACAATGCCGCTGTTGAGCTGCTCGCCCTGCTGGATGCCGGCGTGACGGGCGAGGCTCTGGAGTCGTCCAAGGCCCGGCTGCGCGCCGCTATCGCACCAGGTCAAACCCCGCCGGCATTTCCTCAGCAGCTTGCCGCTTGACGGCCGCCTGCGCGCGGAATTTATCCACCAGCGCCGGCTGCTGCCCCAGCACGCGCAGCTTCGCCGCCTTGTGCGCCGCGCTCAGTCCACGCGCCATGATGTCCGCCTGAGCGTCCGGAGAGGCCGATGCGAAGCCCGGTTGTGCCAGTAGGTTCAGGATGATGCGGTGCGAGAAATCGCCCTGCAGATGCTGATAAGCGCTGATTTCCTCATTCGTCAGCGCCACCTGCAGTCCGCGGATTTCCATCTTCGGCTCCACGCGGCCCGGCAGCACGCCGTGTTCGCCCGTCTGGCGATAGATGCGCTCCGCCTCCATCAGCGCGGGATCGGCCTTGTAGCGCCGCACGAAGGCCGGATTGAGAAACACATTGAAGAGCGTGTTCGTGGCGTATTGATACCGCTCCTGTGCCACGCCCAGCAGGTCATAGCGCACCGGCAGCTTCTCGCTCTGGCCGGGCAATGCCGATAGCGCCTTGTTCTTCGTTTGCTCGAGGAAATCCCCGCCTGAATTCTCGCGCATCGTGTTGTCATGCAGGTCGCGAATCTGCCGCACCGACGTGGGAATGAAGTTCAGCGGCATCTGCGCGATCAGCGTCGCCGTGCCGTCCACCAAGCCGTTGTTGCCCGTCGCCTTCGCCGCGTCCGCCAGGCCGGTTAGGAAGCTCTGGTCGAGAAACGCCTGCCCGCCAGCCTCGCCCGCTGCCAGCCACTTCGCCAGCGTCGAGACGCTCCGGCCGCGGAGTAGCGCCAGCCGCTGCCGTTCCTGCGCGGCCGCGTATTCCGCGCCGGCTGCCACCGCCACTCCGTTCGGGGAAATCCAGTTGTAGTTCACCAGCACGTCGCCCGGATGCGGTGCCTGCTTCGCCCACCAGTTCCCGCTCGCCATCACGCGCATCAGCGCGCTCGCGTTGATCATGAATGCGCCGAAGCCGCTTGCGTCCTGCATCGCCGCCAGGTCCTTGTCTTCGTCTCGCAGCGCCGTCGCGATGCCGATCTTCGCCAGCCAGTATCCCGTGCCCCATACGGCGCTCCCCAGCAGTGCCCGTGAGAAGGCGTCCACGAATTCCCGCTGGCGAAACTCGCTGCGCTTGAAGACCGGCCGCACAACCTCGTAGCTCGCGCGAATGAATCCCGCCGGGCTCCACGTCGCCGCCTTCAGCGCGATCGCGCCCGGCACCTGCGTGAAGGGCAGCACCGCCGTGCCCAGCCCGTATTCCTTCGAGCGGCCCAGCGTCGTCATCAGGTTCAGCCCGCCGCGCACCTTCCCGGCCGCCTTCGAGAGCCAGTTGTCGTTTTGAAACGTGGCGCTCTGCGCGTCCAGGATGGCCGCCAGCTGCATTTGTTGGTTCGGGGCAAGGGCTGGCCGCCCTGCCGCTTTCTCCACCGCCATTTGACGCGCGATCGAGGCATCATACGCCGCCATGAAGAACGCCCGATCCGGCACCCCCAGCACCAGCGAGAGCGTATCTTCCAGTTGCGAGAGCACCGGCGCCGAAAACGTCTTCCGCAGCCCGTTCTGCACCTTCGCCAGCTCGAACTTCCCGCTGCTCGTCAGTCGCGCGATGTCGATGAGGTGCGAGACTCCAGCCGCGAAGCTTTGGCTTGCGCTCTTTCCCTCAGCAATGGCGTGGTGGTATCCGTTCCAGAAATCTTTGCGGGGCTGCCGAAGCGTCAACGCGCCCATGCGCGTCCCCACGTCCACGCTCACGCGCGACCTCTGGCCGGTGAAGATGGAAACCAGCGGGTCCACGGTCCACGTCGAGAGCGTGTCTGCGCTCACGTCGCCCATCCACAGGAACGCATTGCCGCCGATATTGCGTGCCACCGTCTTCAAATTCAGCAGCATCGCGAGATTCTGCAGCCCCCGCAGCTTCGTCCAGATGTCCGGCGGCGTGGTGGCATAGACGACGTCCAGCATCCGCGCAGCCGTCACCAGCTTCACGTCCGGGTTCTTCGCCCGCTCGTATTCCGCCGCCAGTTCCTTCACCCGCGCGCTCGCCTCCGGCGTCCAGGCGGGAATCCCGAACATCTTCGCCAGCTCCGCGTAGAGCCGGCCGTCGTCCAACTTGCCTGCCTTGTTCAGCTCGATCAGCTGCAGCACCTTCGCTCGCCGAATCCGTGGATCCCGCGCCTTTCCAAGCCCATCCAGCAATTCGCCCCGCGCCGTGCGCAGCCGCGCCTGCATGCCCTTCGCGATCAGCTGCGCCACGCGATGCGCGTTCGCTGGCGTCAGTCCCGCGGCGGCCAGCAGCGCCTTCATCGTATCCACCGCCTTCGCGGGATCGGCCCACGTCTGCATCAGCGTCTCCCGCAGCGCCCGGTTCGCTTTCTCCCGCACGTCCTTGTCGCGCAGCAGCTCCTTCAAAAGTTTTTGCTGCGCCAGGATCGCCTCCGTCGCATGCCCGCGGCGCGCCTTTGCCAGCTCCTCCCGCAGCCGCTGCAGTTCGCCATGCAGGCGGGCCAGCTCCGGGTTCTCCTTCACCGCCCGCGCCACGTGCCGCGCCGCGAAAAGCTCGATGCCCTGCGGCGTCAATCGCGCCATCATGGAGAGCGCCTGGATCGCGCGCCCCTGGTCCGTCGAGGCCCGCGCCATCTTGTCCGCCAGCGCCGCCGCATCCTCGTAGCGACCGCGCGCCTGCAGCGCGCCCAGCAGCTCGATGCCCGTCGCGTAATCGGTCGCCAGCGGCTTCCACGTATCGTCCGGCTGGCCGAGCATGTCGCCAAGTGCTCCGTCCACGCCCCGCTCCGCGATGCGCGCCCGCGCGGCGGCCAGCGTCGTGGGGTTGGAAATCGGGTCGTAGAATTCCTCCTGCAACCGCTCCTTCACCTCCGGCCGCACGTCGGCGTTTGCCTTCACGCTCTCGATGAATTTGCGACGCGCAGCCGCATCGTCATTGCTGGCCGCCAGCTCCGCATCGCTCTTCGAGAGCTTCAGCACTTCCTGCCTCCGCGCTTTTTCTTGGTCTTTTTCAATCGTCTCATCCCCCCGGTTTTTCTCCTCGATATTCGCCCGGATGAATTCCCGAATGTCCGCCTCGCTCAGCTTCACGCCGTCGCCCAGGTAGCGCGCCGCGATCAGCTTCACGGCCGAGACGAAGCGCTGCCACAGCGAGTGCTGCGGGTCCGTCTCCGCGAGGTGGGCGAGGTATTCCTCCATCACCGTCGCGGGATCTTCGCCGTAGAGTTTCCTCAGTCGGGAGAACGTCTCCAGCGGGATCGCATCCACCATGCTGGCGAGCAGCCGGTTGTATTCCGATCGGAAGTCCGTGTTGCTCATCAGCTGCCCGTGGAACGCCTCGTGCCGCACCTTCGCCGCCGCGTGGTCGCCATCGTGCAATCGGTCCGCGATTAGGTGCAGCGTGCCATCGCGCGGGTCCACCAGCGCATCCACCGTGCCCCGGCCCTTCGCGTTCTCGGCCAGCACCGCCGCGCGCAACGGCGCGTCATTGATCTCCGCCGCCGTCCGATGCACCTTCACTGCCGGCGCGCCCTTCAGCCGGGCCGACTCCGCGTTCGCCGCGGTTTGCACTTGCTCCACGTGGCCCTCGGGATTATTTCTGAAGCCTACGGTGGATCCTGAGTCGCGGGTTGATTGCCCGGAGATATTGCCCGCGCCCTCTGTATCCCGCATGCCTTCCGGCGAGGCCATTGCGGTGTTGGATTTCGAGAACCGAATCGCGGCCATTTCGCCGTAGTGCCCCAGGTCATCGGCCCGTCGGTTCCAATGCGTCCAGAGGTGATCGAGATCGCCCTGCGCATCCACCGTTCCGTCCGGCTTCACCGCCACGAAATGCGCGTGGCCGCCCTCGTAGGGCGCGACATACATCGTGCTCCCATTCTCGCGAGGCACCTTCACGCGCGCCTCCCGCAGCGTCTGCGCGATGCGCGGCAGCCAGGCCGCCTTGTAGGGATTCACAAACGTCCCGCGGTTCGTCGTGTTCGTGATGAGATGCTCCAGCAGGTTCGCCACGGACCCCTGCCGATTATGCTTGATCACCACCGTGCGGCCATCCCGCGTCTTTACCGAGAAAGGCAGCGCCTTCAGGCTCTCCTCCGCCCGCGTGCGCACCGCCTGTTCGCCCGCGTTGCGATCCATCCAGAATTTCGTCTCCGGCGTCAGCTCAGGCGCATCGGCCAGCGACGTGCGCAGCGTTTCGCCCTCCGCCTTGGAAAACGGGATGTTTTCCAGCGCCACATTCGCCGGCGAGGCATGCAGTTTCCGGCCGGTCGCCACGCGGTCGTTCACCGCATTGAGAAGGTCGTCTTCCGTGTCGAAGTTGAAGCCGTAATCATTCAACCGCGTGCGCAGCTCGTCCACGTTCGGTGCGTCCTTGCGGAAGAGTTTGCCCGTGAAAATGCCCGCCTTGTCCGGGCTCTTGCGCGCATTCTCACGGATCGCCGCCAGCTCGCCCGTCCACTTCGAGTGCGCATCGCTCGCCATCGCCGGCAGCCCTCCCGCCCGCTGCACCGCGTCCAGCAACTCGTAGCTATTCTCGCTGCCTGCATCTTGGAGGTCCGCTTCCATCTGCGCGCGATACTCCGCCGCCGCGCGTTCCTCCTCGCTCGGCTCTCCACGCGGGACCGGTGCCTTCGGCGGCTCGATCACTTCCGTGAACGGCTTTGATTCGTCGAACCCCGTCACCTGCGGCCGCCGCCGTTCGCCCAGGCGCGCGAGCATGTCATCCTGCGGCGGCTTCCCTCCGCCGATCACGATCGGCTCCGGCGCGGCCTCGCCTGGCTTCAATCCCGGCGTCTCCCCGCCGCCGAATGCCTCCGCTTCCGCCGCCGCGTCCGGTGCCGGGCTGTTCAGCGCCACGTCCTCGATCCGCGATTGCTTCACCGCCTCGCCCGCCGTGTGCGGCCGGCCCATCAGTCCCGCCGCGATCTCCACCGTGCCCGGTCCCAGCTCGCCCGCGCCCTCCGCCAGAATCTGACGCATGGAAAGCTCATCCCCCGCGTTCAGCTCGCTCGCCGTCTCGCCCGCCATCCCCAGCGCCGCCTGCGTCCCCATCTCCACGCCGCCGTGCAGCAGCTTCTTCCCGATCGTCCGCGCCGGCGTCGTGAAGAGCTTGCCACCCACCGCCGCGCTGATGCCGTCAAACACCGCCACCGGCAGCGCCTTCGCCGCCGCCTTCTGCTTCAGCACCGCCAGCGCGTCCGGGTCCGTGAAGGCCCGCCGCAGGGAATCCGCGCTCTTGATGTCCACGCCCTCCTGCTGCAGCAGGTCCAGGATGCGGCTGCTCGCTTCCAGCGCGTAGCTGCTCGCCGCCGTGCTCTCGATGAAGCCCGCCGCCGCGCCCGTGCCTGTTCCCACGCCCGGGATCGGCAGCGCCGTCCCGATCAACGCGCCCGCCGCGATGCGTGCCGGCGCTTTCTCCACCATCTGGTTCGCGTAGCCGCCCAGGCTCTCCGCCACCAGCTCGCCCATCGTGCGGATCGGCGACCGCGCAAAGGCCGACCACGATTCCTTCGCGCTCTTCGAGTCGTCAAAGGCCGCCTGGTAATCCTCGCTCGGCGCGTTGTCCGCCGCCTGCTGCTGCGCCGCCGCGATCCGCTCGGGATCGGGCTTATCCGCCTCAAGTGCCGTCGCCGCGTCCCCGCCCGCCCATCCGCGTTTGAACGCCCGCACGATGTAATCCGCGTCCCCCTTCAGCGTATCCCACACACCGCCCTTCTCCTCCGGCGGAGATTCCAACTCGAAGCCCTTCGGCAATTCTGAGGATTGGTGTTCGATCTCGAATCCCGCTGGAAGTGTATCGGTTGGCTCGTCAGATTTAGTTATGGGCTCTTGGGGTGCCGGTTGTTCGGACCAGGTTCGCATGAGCGGACGGCGCACCTCCGTGCCATGATCGCTCCATTTGAAATATCCGCTCCGAGTTGGGTCGTTACCCATTGTCGGCTGCGCCTCGTTCGCAGGCGCGCTGCCAAACGCCCGCAGCACGGTCTGCACGCCCTCGGGCGTCGTCGGCACCTTGTCCAGCCGCGCCACCACGTGGAAGCGTCGCTGGCCGCTCTTGCGCTCGTAATTCTCAGGCGCCTGGTAGATGTCCACCGTCCGCGGGTCCTTGTTCCCGTGCGTATCCGCCGCCAGGAACACCTCGCCCGAGTCCGCGTCGCGCAGGATGGAGCCCAGCGGATAAACCTTCGGGTTCACCGCCACCACGCCAGGGGTGAGGTTCGTTCCCGTCGATGTGCGGCCCGCATTCGTGTCGGGATCCTGCATTTCATCCGGGCCGCCCACGTCGCGGCCTAAAGAATAATGAGTCACCGGCGTCGGCTCCGGCTGAGCAACGTTCGATTCCAACTCGTAGCCAGCAGGGAGAGAATTTACAGCGGCTGCCATTTCCCTGCCTTGTAAATCATGCGCGCGCCGGTGGCCTTGTTCACGGCTATCTGGCCTTCTTGGAAATTTGCCGTTCCGCCACCACTTGCCGGGGGCGCGCCAGTCGTTGGAGCGGCCGGCGTGCCGGCGCTAGGGCTGGAGAAAATTCCACCGAAGGGATCGCTCCCCGCCCGCGCCTTCAGCTTCCCGCCCTTGCCATCCGTGGGGTAGATCGTCGGCGCCGTCGGGCTCACCCATGCCAGCGTGCCATCGTCCAGCACCTTGCTCTCGTAGTGCGGAGTCTCCGGCTTCGCGTCCAGCTGATGCAGCGCCGCCGCGTTCCCGTATTGCTGGCCAAGGTAGTCGTTCTTCTGCTGCTGCTTGATCACGCCCTCAAAGGCCGTCATGAACCCCGCCTGCTTGTAGGGGTCCTTCTCGTCGCCGATCTTCTTCAGCGTGTCGTCGTCCATCAGCCCGGCCTCGTGATACGCCATCGCCTTGCCCTCGTTGGCACTGCGCAGCGCGGCCTTCTCCTTGAACTGGCCGGCCACGCTGCCACCGATGGCCGCGAGACTGGCAAATGCCTGCCCCACGTCGGCCGCCTGTTGCTCTTTGCGCCGCGTGCGCTCTTCAAATCCCTTCCACATATATTGCGAAGAGAGGTCGGGGATGTCTGGTGCGTATGGCATGGATTTGTCCTCCGGTCGTTAATCGTTCGGGTAGTGCATCTGGTAGATTGGCCCGTCGGCTGCGCCGTCCACGGCACCGCCCACCGCGCCGCCGGCCGCGCCCCAGGCCCCGCCGAATTGCCCGCCCTCCTGCGCGCCCGTGCTCGCGCCCTTGAACATCCGCTGCCACCACGAAAGGCTCGGCTGGTTCATCATCGCCTGCTGCGCGTAATAACGATTCACGTCGCCGCGATACCGGCTCTCCAGCGCGTTGAAATTCGTGTTATTCAAGTCCTCGCTGTAGTTCATCATCTGGGGCAGCACGTCCGCCATTTGCGTGCTCGTCATCCCCAGCTGCAGCGCCTGCGGCGCCATGCTCGCCGTCTGGTAGGCGATCATCCCCGGGCTGGTCGAGAGACGCCATTGCGCCGCGCTCGCCTTCGCCCCCAGGTCGAACTTCTGCTTGTCGAGATCGCCCGCGTTCACGCCCAGCGCGAAGGTGCGGCCCGAGTTGATCGCGTCCTGCGCCAGCCCGCCCAGCGCGATGTCCTGCCCACGGCTGCCCTGCCCGAGCTGTTCCGTGCTCGTCGCAAAAGTCCGCGCCCGATCCTGCCGCGCCTTCACAAAATTCGAGCGATTCAAAATCTCCGCCGTCGCCGTCGGCGAGCCCAGGCTGAACCCCTGCGCCGCATACGCCGCACGCGCGCCCTGCCGTGCCTGCATCTCTTCCTCCGGCGACAGCGCGCCATTGCGGCCCAGCTCGTCATGCGCCTGCGTCGTCAACGTCTTCAGCAGGTCGCTCGGCCCCATGGAGCTCGTCAGATGGCCCAGCACGATGTTGCCACCCAGCGGGTCGCTCAACGCCCGCGCGCCCTCCGTGTCCAGCTGGCCCTGCAACGCCGTCGGCGCCGTCGCCTCCCGCGTCGCTTGTTGCACCTCCCGGTTCGCCTTCAGCAGCGGCGTCCGGTTCTTCAGGAAGTTGATGTTGCCGCCGCGCTCGCCCGCCACCCCGCTGCGCAGCGAGGCCAGCAGCGAATCGAAATTCCCCGTCGTCGCGCCCAGCAGCGTGTCGTTACGCCCCGGGAACTGGCTGCCCCATTGGGAGAAGAGATCGCTGTATTCCTTCCCCGCGTCGCGCAGGGCCGGAGGTTTCGGTTTCTTGAGAGTTGCTGCCATGGCCGTCAGTATTTGATGATTTTATTCAGCACGATCGTGGGCGGCACCGTCGGGTGCGCCTGGCCGCCGCCCGTCGCCGCCGTCGAGGTCGCCGACCAACTCACGCCCGCGATCCGATAGGAATTCCCGCCGACCTGCCCGTTGGTGGCTTCCGTGAAGGCCGGGATCGCGAACCCATGAAAATGGCTGGGAATTTGCGTGAGCAGCAGCGTCCACCGATCCACGCCGCCCGCCGCCCCCAGCGTCCTCGAGTTCAGATTCGGATTCCCCGTGCCCGTCGCCGTCAGCCGGTCCGCGTAGGCGGCCGAGACCGTCACGTCGATGCCCGCCACCACGCGGCCGCGCGTATCCGGCAGGTTGAATGTCGTCGAGCTGTCACCTGCTCCATACGTCGTCCCCAGCGCCGTGAAGAGCGCCGCGTAAGTCGTCCGGCTCACCGCCCGCCCATCGCACAACAGCCAGCCCGATGGCACCGCCGTTCCCGCAAAATCCTGCACCACGCCCGGCGGGATCAACTGCGCCACCGAGATGCGCACCAGCGCATTGTCCGCCGCCCTCCGCAGCAGCAGCTCGTCCGCTGCCACCACGGCATCCGTCGATTGCGTCTGCTCGCCGATCAGCCCCGGCTTCGCCGTCGCCTTGTTCACGCTGTCGTTGAACTTCGTGGCCGTCGTCGTCTCGCCGCTGCTCCAGGAGTGCCCGACCTGTAGCTGGTCCGCGCACGCCGGCAACGCCAGCGCCATCAAGAAAAGGGAAAGGTATCGGTTCATCGTTTTCATAAGATCATTTTTGCGTCCGTGCGGTTTGGCCGGGAGGTTCCGGCGGCAACGCCGCCTCCAGGGCGGCCCGTCGCACGCGCGTATCCGCCCCCAGCATCTCGATCACCACCTGCGCGTAGCGGCATTTCCGGCCCACCTTGCGCAGCACATCTTCATCCTCCGTCGTGCCCTCGGGATTGATCTCCGTCGCCACCAGCGCCTCGTCGTCCGGGTTGAACGTCCGCACCGTCGCCGCGAATTGCCCGCCCCGCGCCGCCAGCACCACGTCCGCCATCAGCCGCGTCACCCGCTTCACGTCGTCCGAGTTCCAGTCCAGATACCGCCCTTCCAGCCGGCCCACCACGTCCGCCACGCCCCCCGGCTTCTGGTCGCCAAAATTCCGCTCGTGCAGCAAATACAGCCCGCCATCGCGTGTCGCTGCAAACAACCGCTCCTGCCCCTGGAACTGCGCCGGCTGCAGGAAGTTGATCGCAAACGGATACTCGTCCCGCGACACCCAGCCCCCCGCCAGCGCACTCCATACAAAGATTTCATTCGGCCACTGCGCCGTCCCCGTCGGCACCGCCAGCCAGTAACAGCTGTCATGCCAGGCCGACTTCGCCCGGTGCGCATACGCCCAGTTGATCTCCCGCACCCACGGCGTCACCGGGCCGGAAAGCGGCTCCATCAGCGCCCGCAGCGCGAGATCCTGACTCTCCAGATTCGAGAGCATATGCACCCCCGTGTGCGCCAGCCACAGCACCGCCGTCCCCGTCACCTGGATCGAGTCCTTCGCCTTGCAGCCAAAGGCCCGGCTCAGCTCCCGCAGCTTGCTCTGCGCGTAGTCGATCGCCGTCCCATCCTCGTTCAGCACGATCGTCGCGCTGTAAAGCGTGTGATCCCCCGGGATGAAGAGCTGATTGTCCGTGTAGGGCGCCACGCCGATCAGCTCGTCGTTCCCGCCCAGATTCGCGCGGAAGCTCTTGTCGAAAGGGTCCGCCTCGTTCGGCGAGCCCACGTTCATCACCTGCACCCCGTCCCGGCCGTCCAGCGCGATCACCTGCCCGTTCAGCTCGCACGCCTCGCCCGTCGCCGGCAGCCGCCCATACGTCGCCCCGGCCGGATTCGATCCCCCCGGCACCCGCGTGAACGACACCCCCGTGCCTGCCCACACCAGCGGCGCCTTCACCCGCCGCACGCGGATCGTCCCCGTCGCCGGGCTCGCCGGCGCAAAGCTCGCCTCGATCTCAAACGTGAAATGATCCGCGTCCACCACCGTGATGTCCGCCTGCACCGTATAGGCCGCCTGGTCCGCGCCGATCATCGCCACCCGCTGCCCGTTCAAATATCCGTGCGCCGTCAGCGCCACCGTCACCGTGCCCGCCGAGAACGTCACCGCCCCCGCCTCCAGCAGCTTCCACTTCCACTCCCCCTGCGGCTTCCGCCCGCGGAAGAGATACAGCCCATCCGCCGTCTGCAGCAGCGAGAGCGTGTCTTCGTCCTCCACGATCTCCCCCGCCGGCAGCGTCAGGTAAATCGTCGGCACCCCCGGCGCCGCCGCGTCCGCCGTCAGTTCCGTGCTGTCCGCCGTCACGTCTTCGGAGTCCGCCCCCGGCAGCAGGTAAACCCCGCCCAGGTCGAAGTTCATCAGGTAAACCGCCGAGCTGCCCACCGCCACCAGGTATTGCCGCGCATCCAGCGCGAACGAGCTGCGGAAGATCCCCAGAGCATGGATCGCCTCCCCGCTCGCGTCGTAGATCACCGGGCCGCCATTCGCCACCACGTCCACGGCCGCGCCCTCCGGATCGGCCGGGATCGAATACGTGAAATGGTCCGCATCCGGCACACTCACGCGAAAGTCTCCATACCACCCCTGCGGCCCGCCGCCCGTCAGATTGATCACCTGCCCCTCCACGTAGCCGTGCCCCGTGCAATCCGCCGTCACCACGCCGAAATCGTAGCTCAGCGACGTCACGACCTTGTCCTCCGCCAGCGCGAATCCCACCTGCAGCTGCTCCGCGTTGATCAGGATATTCTCCGCCAGCCGGGCGCACCCCTTCCGCGGCGACGGCTGCGATTGCTCCAGCCGCAAATTCACCGCATTGATCAACATCCCCTCCGGCAGCCCGCGCGGGTTGCTCCGCGCATCCACGCGCACGAACGCCCGATCCCCGTCGGGAATCAACGGGGCGTTACCTTGGCGCGAAGGGCGGGCGACGATCGGCATGGCGTCAAGCGACCTTCGCCTCCAGCTCCCGCCAGTATTTCAGCACCGACGGACCCCAATCCTTGTTGAAATCGTGCGGATCGTTCCCCACCGGCTTCCCATCGGCCTGCTTGAAGCTCGGCGGCGAATACACATACCACACGTCCTCGAGCGAACGGCACCCACGATAGTAGCCGCTCGGGTTTGCCAGGCTCTTCGCCATCCGCCGAATGCTGTCCCCGTAGGACGGGCAGTAAACCGGTCCGTGCGCATCCGAGATCCCCATCGCATTGCGCTTCACGCGGAAGGCGTAGCTCGTCCACCCCGCCGTCTCGTGCCGCGAGATCGCCGCCAGAAACAGCGGGTTCAAATCGCACTCCTCGCCCGCCGTCACGAACGCCCCCGCAAACGCATGCGCCTGCTCCGGCAGCGCGTCCGCCAGCCGCGCCGCGCTCGTCGGCACATAGCCCCGCCAGTCCGTCCGCGTCAGCGTTTCATTCTTTGGAGCGGCGGGCGCGACGGCCGGCTTCCTGAAAAGATTTGCCAGCCAGTTCATGGCAGCACCGCCTTTCCTGCTTCATTCCGCCCGGCGGCTGGAGCGAGCTTCCACCGCGGCGTCTCCGCCGGAGTCTCGCTGCCCGCTTCCACCCAAAACACGCCGTAGCCCGCCACGGTCACCCATTTGCCGAGCGGCACCCGCACCGTCGGCGTGGTGCAGCCCGAGAGCAGCGAGAGCACCGCCACGGAGGCCGCCAGCAGGTTCAGCGTCACCGCCGAAAGCGGCGAGTGCTGAAGGAAGTTCGCCGCCCCGCCCAGCGCGCCGATGACGAACGCCACGCCCGCCAGTTTCAGCGTCAGCAGGAAGTTCCAATGGGCCGCATCGTTGAACGTCTGCGGCGAAAGCGTCGTCGCCGCCAGCACCACGGCTGCCGCCGTGCCCGCGCCCGTGAGAATGGCCGACAGCAGCAGCCACAGCCACCGCTTCAATGTGATTTTCTTTTCTTCTTCCTCGCTCATTTACTTGTCCTCCTGGGGTGTTTGGATTGTCGGCCTTGGCACATGCGTGGCCTCCGCCATCTTCGTGATGGCATCCGCCATCAAAGCCTGCGTTTGCGTCTGCGAAACAAACGCCTTGAGCACCTGTTGATTCAGCGAGCGCAGGTCGTTGTAAACGATCCACAGCCCCACATAGGCCACGCTCGCCCAGATCGCCGCCGTGCCCACCTTGCCCACCGCCCACACCACCAGCCCGGCGATGGTATTAGGCACATGCACGTCCTGCGGCGTCGTCTTCTGCGCGTAGGTATGGATGTCGTCGGCGCTCATGGTTATTTACCAACCCAACCCGTGTTTCCCGCGCCGCTTTCCTTTACGTAAAAGCTCGTCGCCGCGCCGCCGTCCGTTCTTCGATAGGTGCTTGAGATGGGAGCGGTGACAACTCCCTCGGGCGAGCCGGTGCCATAGGTATCGATCGGGCCGGAACTCGATCCCCAGCGAATCCCTTTGCCAGCTGTGCTGATTACAATATCGACATATTGCGCCACGTATTGGGCGACATTGGCGCTACGGATCAGTTTGAAGAAGACGGAGGCCGCGTTGCGCGCGTCGTTGACCGTCTGGAATTTCAACTCGCCGGCTGTTCCGCCTTCAATATTCCAAAGTTTGTTATCGGTCCCTGCAGAGCTATTTCTCAGACCCAGCGCGGGCGTAGAATTGTCCGCCTCTAGCGAGTTCTTAACCGAGTTCGAAGCATAGCTACTGACAACAGCGCCGCCAAAATATCCATTACCAGCAACCCCGATTCCTCCCCCGAAAATTCCGCTGCCGCTGGCAGTGGACGAGGACTCGGTAACATCCGTAACCGTGAGCGCACCGCGCGCTTTCAGAGGGCCATACCAATCCAGCAAAAGCGTTGCGAGGTTGATGTCCGCCAAATAATTACCTCCGCTCGGAGTGTCGGTGCGAAACAGGCGCAAGGTGTCGTTTTGGGCGACCACTGAAATGCCATTATATGAGCCCGACCCTGCGCGATCCAGCAGGTTGAAATAAACACCGCCAGTGCCATCGCCACTGAGAATTAAATTTTTAAAAAGCTCGACCGCCTTCGGACGAGCCCCAAGCCCATTATTAACTGACGCTGTGCGCGAACCATTGGCTGTTGAAATAGCGATCAGCGTCGCCATCATTTGATCCCCCTGGCGAAGCAACAACGGGGTGCCATGTTTTATCGCGCCAGACGTTTGAACACTTAGCATGTTATAAGTGATCGAAGACATTGCGGACCATCCACTCAGCAAGCTCGAGCTTTCCGCATACTGATAGACGTATGGAGCGCTCTGGTAATGCTCTGCATAGACTCGAACGTTTCCGTTCGGCAGAAATTCTACTGACACCCCTTCAAAACCTGATCCCCACCCGGCCCAATCGCCAGATTTGATGCGTGTATAAGTTCCTGTCAGCGTCGAGCTGGACGCAACCTCGATATATTTTGTAGTCTCGTTTTTATACCATAAATAATAGGTTCCGCCGTAATAAATAAGGAACGGGTCAATGGCATTTTGGGATGTGAAAATGTCGGTCGGCGCATTCCAAGCGCTCATGTCCGACGCACTCGGCGTGAGATAGCAAATCTTCGAGGTTCCCGAGATCCCACCGCCGACGCTCGTTGAATATGAAATTACAATTCCTACGTTCCCGGTCGCTGGGTCAGTGAACCAGTCAGGAGACCAGACCGAGGTCGCTCCCGCCAAAGTGACATTCGTAACCAACGTCCAGTTGGATAAGTCTGTTGATTTAAGAATTGCGAAATGGTCCGTCAAATAGCTACCGCCATTCGAGCAGGTATGCGCAATAAACCACGTGCCGGTTGAGGATTGATAGTAAAGCGACGGGTCACGCAGAGCATCGCCATCGGCCGGCTTGTAAAGCTCGCCGGAAAATGCCGTCCATTTTTTACCATCGACGGAAACCGAAATCTGCAGCGACAAATCCTCGTAGCGAAAACTCGGCATGATCCATACGCCATTAGTGTTCGTTAGCGCCGCCTGCGTCGTCCGAAGCGGAGTCATTGCTTTGTCATTGGCAGACCCTGCTAATGCTTCGATTTGGCTAGCGGTTGGCAGGCTTGACCCCAGTTCCAGCGCGGACCTCCAATTAGAAGGGTTGATCCATGCCGATGGGCTCGCTCCGTAGCCATATAGCTCCGTGAAATTCGCATTCGTCTTTTGGAAGGACGCCCGAATGCTGTCGCCCGTGCCATCGTTCGCCGTGGTGCCGACGTTGATCGTTTGCTGGGCCGCGTGCATCGGCGGCAGCAGCAGCGCCGCCAATGTGGCGAGGATGAGGATGGATTTCGTTTTCATGGTCAGTCTTCCTGGTCTGCGGTGATGTCCGTGCGATCCGCCGTCACGTCGGTGCGGTCGGCCGTCACGGGCACAAATTTGATGGGCTCGATAAGCGGGGATAAAATGACGGCGATCAGCGGCATCAGTTGCTTTTCCGGTAGGCGCGCACGCGGCCCGCGTGCAGCTCGATCAAGGTGAATCCCCCGTGCATGTCGTCGGCGGCCCGGTAGGCGTAGGCATCCCCTATCAATGGCGCCGCGCCCACGCCCTCGGCGTAGTCCGCCGTCAGCGTCTTGAATTTCGTATCTTCCACGAATTTCAAATATTCCCACTTCCCCGTCACCGCGCCGTCGCCCGGAACGATTTCGTCGAAGCCCGCCAGGCCGTTTGTGATGTGTGCGTTCATGCTCGTCGTCTTTCCTTTGGGTTCACCGGAATTGCGTTGCGTTCGTCCGCATCCGGAAGTTGTCCTGCTCGTTCACCAGCGCATCCAGGGCGTCCGCCTTCAGGTCCGCGCATGCTGCCGCCTGGCCGTCCTCGCGCTGCAACAGCGCCGCGCCGATCAAGGCCGCAAAATTCCGCAGGATCAGCGGGAAGGGCTGGAGTTGCCACTTCGCCGCGCCGTCCTCACTCACCGGGCTTTCGTTGCCCGCGATCGCTTCCAGCGCCTTGTAGCACTCGCCCGTGTCCGCGAAGTAACGCACGTCCCCCGCCGCGTAGGTCTTCGTCGCGTCGTAGGCGACGCGCGAGACTTCCGAGACGCGCTTCCAGTAGCGCACCCACACCGTCCCCGGCGCGTCGATCAGCTGCACGCGGTCGCCGCAAATCGTGTAGTCCACCGTCCGCGCCCACACGCACTCGCGCGGATCGTCCGCGTAGATCCCGCAAATGCTGTCCACCTCGATGCCCAGGTCCACCGTCGCATCGTCCGGCGTCTCGTAGCTCGCCACGTCCGTCAGCTCCGGCCAATCGCTCCACAGCCAGGCGTCGCGCAGGTTGCGGTTGATGTGATTGCCCAGCGCCAGCAGCGTGCTCGCCGGAACCTCCTTGTCGGGATCCGTTCCCACCAGCTGCAGCGCCTGGTCGATGATCGTTTTGAAAGGCACCGTTCTCATGCGGCCATCCTTTCCGTCGTCTCCGGCAGCACCTTCGGCACGCCCGGCGCCAGCGCCGGCGCGGCGCCCTCCCGTCCAATCTGCGGATTGATCTGCGTCTGCTGGATTTGGAATGTCAGGCTCTGCACCCGCGCCTTCAGCATCTTCTGGAAGATCGGGTCCTGCCCGAACCGCGTCGCCCACTCGGGGTTCGCCTGCATCTGCTGCTGGATCACCTGCAGGCGCAGCTGCGCGTTCTGCCCCGGCTGCGCCAGCGGTGGCTCGATGCCCGCCCACAGCTGCGCCAGCGCGTTCTGCTCATCCGCGGCCTCGCTCGCCGTCGCCGATTGCGTGTCCCGCACCAGCAGCTCCGCCATCCGAGGATCGACGGCCGACATGATGAATTTCACCAGCCCCGGCCGGTCGATCACGCCGCTCACGTCCAGCGGCACCACGGCCTTCGTGATGTAATCGAGCTTCTGGCCCAGCGCCTTGCTGTTCAACGTCGTCACGTCGAACTCCAGCGTGATGTCAAACTGCCCCTGGATGTCCTCCCGCGTCGCCTGGAATGGGGCCGGCAGCGTGCCCGCCACTCGCGCCACCACGGCGTCCGGAAGATACTGCTGCGCCAGCTGCAGCGTCATCGCCATGCACAGCTTCATCCCCGTCAGCCAATTATTCGCGAGGTCCTGCTTCGTCAGCTCCACCTCGTCCGGGTCCACGCCCTCGTCATTGCGGCCCGCGTATTCGTTCGCGTCGCGCCGCGCCTCGCGCTCGCCCTCCAGCGACCCGCTGTCCGCCGGCGCCACCACGTAGGGCGAGATTTCGCCCTGTCGCCGCTCCGGGATTTCCGCGCGCGGGCCCATCAGCTGCGCGAGCTTCCCGCGGTTCGCCGGCACCCGCATGGGCGGCGAAATCGCGATGTCCGCCCGATCGTTCCGGCGGTCGCGAAAATGCTTCATCGTCTGCTGGTTGCTCACCAGCAATTCGCCCACGCCCCGGCTGTCCAGCAGCCGCCGGCTGCGCCGCTCGCGCGGGATCCCAACGAAGGGATACAGCGCATGCTCGTAGGGCATCAGCCCATTCCATCCCCACGAGTCCCCGATGCTGCAATGGAACACCGTCCGCACCACCCTCGTCGCCCCGCTCTTCGTGCTCTGCTTGCGGAAATGCGTCCAGACTTCGATCCGCTTGTCATTGGGATCGTTGTAAAGGCCCAGCGTCGCGAGATTGTCGCTGTGGATGTTCCGGCGAAACTCGCCCTTGTGCTCGCACGCCTCATCCACCCAGTCCTCGTCATAGCGCTCCGTCAGCACCCGGCTGCGCAGCTCCGTCTCGTCCAGCAGCTCCCGGCAAACGATGTAGGGCTGCCGCTGCAGGTCGCACGTCGCCGCCGGGAAATAGACATCCTCCCAGGGCTCCATCGCCACCCACTCCGGCGTGCTCTGGAAAACATACTCGTTTTCGTATTCGCAGAAGCCCTGCTTCCGCAGCGCCCGCACGTTCGCCCGCGTCCCCTGGCCCGGCACGAACTCCTCCAGCAGCTCCGCCGCCGTCTCCTCCGAGAGCGGGTCCAGCACCGCCGTCACCAGCAGTGCCACGCGCGGATCCCGCGTCTGCGCATACAGCGCCTGCAGCTCCTCCAGCGTCAGCCGCTTGATTTCCGTGCGCGTCTGCTCGTTCCAAAAAATTCCGAAGATGACCAGCCCGCAATCCTCCTGGATGTTCCCGCCGATCGTCGTCTCGCGCTCGAGCATTTCCAGGCAATGCGTGTAGAGCAGCCAGTTCATCACCTCGTTCACCACCGCCGCGTTCGCCGCGTCACCCGCCTCGCGGCCCGAGCACGTCGGCCGGCTCTGCATCGTCGCCCGCTTCTTCAGCCGCACGTTCCGGTTCGCGATCACGTCCACCAGGCGCACCACCGTGTCGTGCGCGCCATTCCACGGGAAGGGCTCCCGGTCCAGCAGATGCTTCCACTTCCGCCCGTCCGGGCTCTGCCCGTCCCACTCGCAATTCCGCACCGAGCGATTTAACGCCTTCCGGCCGTAATAGCCCGCCGCGTCGCTCTCCGCCTCGTCGATCGAGGCAACCAGCTCCGCCAAATCTGGATCGTCCAGCTTCACCGGCGCGCAATCACCAGCCCACCCCGCGAAGTTTCCTCCGCTTTCGGCTGTGTGCGCTTCCGCGTGTCCCGCAGGCCGTTCACCCGCACCGTCGTCTTCCGAGCAATGTAGCGCGGCCGCACGCCGGGATTATCCCGCACGATCTCGCGCCGAAAGCCCTTGTCCTGCCAGCACCCCGGCTCCCGCAGCGCCCACCAGAAATACAGATTCGCGTCCACGCTCATCATCTTCTGGCCAATGCCCTCGATCGCCGCCGCGCCGATCCGCTCATTCGCTTCCTCGATCGCGCGCATCGTCTGCCGCGCCATCACTTCCTCCGCATGCAGGCCCGCGATCAGCTCGTCCCGCACCAGCGGCCCCAGCTCGCCCAGGTCGTCTTCCAGTTGATCAAACATCGTCGTGGTGTGGGGTTCCTTGCCCCCTGGACTCAGCCCGCCACCGCCTCGCGAACGGCGACGGGCTGCCCTCCAAGGAACGGAGAATTCAGTTCCGCAGTTTCGTGAGGTCCACCGTGGTCAGGAAGATGTGCACCTTCCCGGTCGTCACGTGGTCCAGCGTGTCGCCGGTCGCCGTGAACTTCGCCTCGATGTCCGTCAGCTCCACCAGCGCCTTGCCGCGCATGGCCGCGAGCTGCACCACGTCCGCCCGCAGCGCGTTCAACTGCGTCCGCAGGCTGGTGATCACGTCGTTTTCCTGCTGGCCGTAGGTATTGTCCACGGTCGAGGTATCCACCGCCGCGGCCGTCGCCGTGTAGGCGCCGAAATCCGTCAGGATTTCCGTGCCATCCACCGCCAGCTCCTTGTTGTCGATCAACGCATCGTCGTCGTCCACCGTCGCGCCATTGAAGCCCACGTCGAGCTTCAGCGCGCTCAGCGTCCCACCGTCGAACGCCGTCTCCAGGTCGTAGGCCGTTCGGCCGACGAGCGTGCCTTTCGGCAGCGCCGATTCCAGCGTGAAGGTTCCGCTCGCCACGGCACCCTTCGCCGCCAAGTCATCCGCGTCGATCGTCACGACGGCATTGAACCCGCCGTTCCGCGCTGCTTCTTCCACCGTCAATTCTCGGTATTGCATGATATTTGGTTTTCTGGTTTTGCCGCCCGCCCCTAGCGAGGCGGACGGCGATTGGATTTTCTCGTGATGGATTTCCCCGGGGTTATGCGCTCGGGTCGAATTTCCCCATGCCCAGCGGGCTCAGCACCTTGTCGCCAAGGATGGCGTCCACGATGCCGCGCGGGCCGCCGCCACCGTCCTGGAGCGGCTTGAAACGCGGCATGCGCTTGTAGCCGATCTGCACGTCCGCGGGGTCCAGCACGTAGCCGCGCCGGCGGCCCACCGTGCGGTCCGCATTGTCGCGGGCCAGGTATTGCGAGAGCGTGATCGTCAGCGTGCCGCAATCGCCCTCCCATACGTCGATGGACGAGACGATCTTCTTCGCCTCCGCCTGCATCACGAAGGTGCGGATCGCCGCCGCCATGTTCGTGTTGCCCTTCTGCGTCATCGTGAAGCTCGTGAACTTCCGCTTCAGCTTCGAGCCGCACAGCAGCATGTAGTCGATGCTCTCGTCCTTCTCGTTGTAGATGCTCTCGACGAGGTCCTGCACGTCGTCCTCCGTCATCGCTGCGAGCGATCCCGTGAAGATCGATGCCGCCGGCGTCCGCTGGGTGGACGGCACCGGAAGGTCCGTCTGCGCCGAGCTGTTGATCCAGCTGCCCAGGCCGCGCAGGCGATTGCCCAGCTTGCCCGCCTGCTTGCGGCTGTCCTGGTCGCCGCATAGCGCGCTCTCGATGTCGAACTTCAGCTCCTGGAGCTTCTTGTTCACCGAGCGCGCCATCGCCTTCTTCTCGCCGATACCGGCGATGTCCGTGACCTCTTCGACGAAGTCGGAAACCATCGGCTTGCGCCAGAATTTCTGGATCCGGCCCTCGAGGATTTCGTAGTTATCGTTCGCGTTCTCGAAGTCGCTGGCGTCTTCGTTGTCGAGCACTCCATCGAACTGCGGCTCGTCGAAACTATCGGTCGGCCACTCGTAGGTGAGGCTGAATTTGTCCGTGGTCTTTGCCGCGGCCGACATCAGCGGCGTCTTAGCCGCCTTCGTCATGTGCAAAAGGTCCGCCAGTGCCTGGCGCACACCCTTCACGTTGGAAACATTGAGTGATGGCATGGAAATGGATTCCGTTCGATCACCCTCCCGCCCGTCTCGTTTCACCCGTCGGCACACACGCGCCGCCGGTCAGTCGAGCTGGTCAGATGATCTGTTCAAGTAGGTCCACGGCCGCCTCGTCCGAGTAGCCGTCCTTGGCCAAACGCCTGGCCGCACCCGTCTTCCGGGCCTTGTCTGGAATCCGATTTCCGCTCGCACTATTCGCCTTGGGCGCACCCGGCAGCCGCGTCTTGCCGCCTCGTGCCTTGTCTTCGCGTTCCCGCTTCGACTTCTTACCCTTGGTCTTGGACTTCCCTTCCGGTGCCTTGCCGTGCTTTTTCTGCAGCTGCTTGTAGCGCTCGAACCGGAGCTTCGTGCCCTCGATCATATCGCCCACCAGCAACTCCAGCGCGGGATGCCTCTTCAGCTCCGGCACCACCTTCAACAGGTCCGCCATCGCCGCGTGTTCAAACGAGCCCGTTTTCAGCAGCTCGGGGTAGAACACCTTCACATCCTGCAACACCGCCGGACGACTCTTGAGAAACTCCCGGCGGCCGCCCGCCGACCGCAGAATGTTCCGTGCCGCCCGTTGCCGGGTCTTCACGTCATCCGCGTCGAGTTCCACTTCCTTCCCGTCGATCGTGACCGTTCCACCCTCCGGATGGTCCTCGCACCACGTCTGCACTCGCTCGGCGATGCGCAGGCGTTCCTCGAGGGCTTCCTCCGTTTCGATGTCGGCCAGGGGATCGTTGGGCGTGGGAGCCAGCGTGATCGGGGACGCCTTCGTCAGCTTCTCCTCCAGGTCCGCGATCCGTGCCCGCTCGGTTTCGAGTAGCTCCTTCAATTCGCCCTTTTGGGCCGTGAGCTTCCCGATCCGTTTCAGGAACGTGCGTTCCGTTTTGGTTTTCGGCTGTTCGTCGTCGTCCTCGACGTCGTCGTCTTCCTCATCGGACTCGTCGTCGTCTTCGTCGGATTCATCATCCTCCTCGTCGTCGTCCTCATCCTCCGATTCGTCATCGTCGTCGCTGTCTTCGTCGTCCTCCTCATCGGACTCGTCGTCGTCTTCGTCGGATTCATCATCCTCCTCGTCGTCGTCCTCATCCTCCGATTCGTCATCATCGTCATCGTCGTCGCCTTCGGACTCATCGTCCTCGTCGCCGTCCCGATTCCGCGATTTTCTTGCACCTTTTTTGGAATGAGCTTTCGAGTGTTTTCCGTTTCCGGAACCCTCATCTCCTTCGCCGTCATCGATGTCGGTCACGGTTAATTCCGCAGCCTCCGCGATGCTTTTGAAGTCCAGGTCTGTTGCGTCGTTTTCGGTTTCCTTAGCCATGAGAATCCACTCAAGTTTCCCAGGAGCTTTTATCTCCCCTCAGATTCACCAGCGCATCTGCGCCGGTTCCGGGAGGGCTGCGGGTTGCTCAAGGAACCGCGTCCGTGATTCAGCCGATAGGACGATCAGCAAAACCCCGCAACGCTTTCATTTCACAACCGGGACGAATCGAAACAAACCGGAACAAACCGGGCCGAAGCCTGATGAAATCAGCCTTGCGGCTTCATTCCTCATCCTCGTCCTCGTCACCATCGATCTCGCTCGCCGCGCGCCGGCGGCGTTCCAAATCCTCCAGCAACGTGCGCAGCGTCCCGATTGACTGGCCCGCGCCGGCGAGGCCGCCCGGCGAATTCACCAGCGCCGGATCGCTCACGATCTGCACATTATCCGCGAAGTGCTGGCGGATCACCTGCCGCACCGCCACGAACCACGTCTCCTCTCGCGTCACCGCAAAGGCCATGCGCATTTCCTCCTCGCTCAATTCCTCCGGCACCCGCGCCGGCCGCGCGTTCAGCTCCGCAAAAATCTCGCGTCTCCAGGCTTCCATCGCCAGCCGGCTTTCCTCCCTCGCCGCGCGCACCGCCGCCTCAGCAGCCACCAGCTTCTCCCGCATGGCAACAAGCTCCAGCGTCTGTTCATCAAAGGTCTTGCGCGACGCCGGCCGCACCGCATTCCACCACTCCCGCAAAACGGATCGAAAAGTCTTCATGCCACCCGCGTTGCCTCCTCGAAGGACGTCGTGAGGAAATGCGGCGCCAGCCCGCCCATCATCGTCAGGAACACCAGCCCGCCCGCGGCGAGCGCCGCCCGCTCATCGTCCGTCGGCTGCCACGCCACCACCACCATCGTTTCCCCGTCCATGCTGCCGCCCTGCACCCTGCCCTGAAACGCCGCAATCGTCCGGCACTGGCAATCCGCCAAATCCGGCGGCGGCCCGTAGCTCGTATTCGCCTCGTCAAAATCCATCGCAATCATCTTCGTTTCCTCCGTTTCCTTCTGTTCAAAAATCCCCCCGCACCTGCGCCGTTAGCTAAGCCCCAGCGCTCTCTTCACCTGCACCACCACATACCACGCGCGACTTCCCGGGCGGTCATGCTCGGCCTTGATCACGTCGCATTTGATGAATTCCAGGATTTCCCTCCGCGAGTAAGGCAGCCACGCGATCAGCTCGCGCAGCCGCACCCGCGGCCTCTTCGGTTCTTTGCCTCTGCGGTTCGTCATATCAGTGGGGAGTATAGTGAAAATTTCGGGGGTCCGTTTGTGCCGCGGGTGAAATCGCGATGAATTAAATTTTCTCCGCCTGCAGCTCGTCGATTTTCGCCGCGCACGCGTCGCTGCAGCGGAACATCGCCCCCGCGCCCAGCCCTCCCGCCATCCGGTTCAGCCGCGCCGCCTCCGCGCGATACAGCGCCCCCGCCTTCGTGAAGAGCCGCACCGGGCCGCCATGCGGCTTCCACCACGATTCCCCCCACGGCCATCCCAGCGGCTTCTCCTCCGCCGGCGGTCGGCCTTCCCGCTGATACTCCGCCTCGTGCTCGTAGCACCGCGCTGCCATCGCCAGCGAGCCATCCCTCTGGTGCTCGTCATCATGCGCCGCCGTCCACCCCTCCCCGTTGACCTGCCGCACCCGCTCCTCCGCAATCAATTCCTGTCCTGTCTTCATGGTCATTTTCCTTTCCTGTAAATCCTCAAAATCCCGAAAATCCTGTTTAGTTCGATCAGCTCACATCCCCGCGGCGCACCGCCAGCGCCTCGCCCTCGACGTTCTGCGGGTCGATCAGCACGAAGTAGCGCAGCAGATCGATCCAGTCCTTCGTCGCCCCGTTCTTGCCGTCCTTCCCGGTCCAGCTCTGCAGCGCGTAGATCAAGTTCTTGCACCGCGCGGAGACCTTCAGCCGCGGCTGATTCGTGCCGTCCACCGGCCGGCGCGTGTCGTATTCCAGCCAGCGATTCACGATGTCGATGCCGTCATTGATTCCATTCCCCGGCGTTGGCAGGAAATACAGCCCCACCTCCTCGCACTCCTCGATCAACGTCACCTCCTGGTCCGCGCGCTGCCTCGGCGTATTGCCAAACCGCGAGTCCATGTAGCGCTCGAAAATCTCCTCCGGCTCCGTCTTACCCGTCTTCTCGTTCACCCGCCGCCACCGCTCGTGCCCGCCGCTTTCCAGCAACTCGATCTCCTCCTTGTAGCGCCCGATTCCGAACCGGAATCCCGCCTGCGCCGTGCCCTTGCGGCCGTCCATCAGCTTCCCATCCGGCACCGCCCACTCGCCGGGGAAGCCCACGCCCTCGATGTATTGGTCCTGGTCCGGCCACTCGCGATACACCCACGCCGTCCCGGCCACGTCCACGCGCACCCAGAGGATGCACCACGTCCGGCCGCCGCACGGGTCCACCAGCATATAGTTCGTCCCGTCCCTCGGGATCGTCTCCGGCCGCACCACGTGCACCGTGTCGTTGAAAATCTCGAACCGCGCGGAAATCGCCTTCGTCGGGATCCCGTAGGCGCGCATCAAAATCTCATCCCGCGTCTTCCCCTCCAGCTCCTTCACCAGGCGCGGATACCCGCCGAACGGATTATCCTCGCTCCAGAAATAGATGATCGCCGCCTTCCCGTCCTTCGTCTCCTGCACCACCGGCAGCCGCTCGTAGCCCGTCACGACGGTCTCTCCACCCCGCGTTTCCTTGATCGGCAGCAGCGGGGCCTCCCGCCACTCCAGCGTCCGCGCCCCGTCCAGAATGCTCTTCACCGTCGGCGTGTAGCCCTCCTTCGCGGTGAACGTCACCAGCAGGAATCCATCCCGCGTCACCAGCCGGTAGCGGATCGTCTCGACGATCTCGATCGTCACCAGCTCGTCACACCACGCCCCGTCGATCTCGCCGCCCTCGATCGTCTTGATGTCCTGCGCATAATTGCGGAACCACTCCTGGCTCCCATTCGGCAGCACGAACGTGTTCTCCGTGAAGCCGCCCTTCTGCGAATAATTGATATTCGCGATCGTCGCCCGCTTCCCGTTCAGCGCCCGCAGCGTCGGCGGCAAATACTTCCACACCACCGGCTGCACAATCTCCCGCGAATTGTCCGCCGTCTCAGAAAACGCCCACGCCCGCTTGCGCGGACCCGACAGCAACAGCTTGTTCACCGTCTTCGCCCCAAACTCGGATTTCGACGCGCGGTTCCCGCCCATCACCCACACCTCCTTGTAGCGCTGCAGCAGCGCCTCCGCCTTCTTCCAGTGTTCCGGCTCGAATCCATATTTGAACGCGTCCTCCCGTTCCTGCTGGATCATCTGTTCCCGCCGATCCAGCAGCTCGCGCGTTTTCTCCGGCCCCATCGCCTCCAGCACCTCCGGCTCCGGCAGCTTGAAAATCGGATGCGGCGTCGGCTTGAACTTCATGGCTCCGCCCTCCATCCGATGGCCGCGAGGTGCGGCGCGTCCGCAGCCGCCAGCTCAAACTCCAAATGCCACGCGCTTTTGTCCGAGGCCCACTGCACCTCGTAGCTGTGGTTCTGCCCGCGCACCATGAACGCCGTCACGATCCCGTGGACGTCCAGCTCGCAAACATGCGCCACCCGCTGCCCCGGCTCGAATCTCGTCGTAACGTTCACGAAGCCCCCCCCCAATGGATCACGATCCCCTCGAACGGAAGCCCATGCTGTTCCTCGAACCAATCGAGCATCGCGTCGTGGTGAGGAAAGCCATCCGCGCACGCGAAGGTGTCAAGCTGCGGATCGCTCAACTTCGCGCCATCAATGAAGATGTCGAACGCCGTCATGCGAATGCGCTCCACCTTCGTCACCACGGACTCGCGAAGAATCCGCTGCTTCGATCGGTAGGGCCGGCCGGTCCAGCAGCGCAGGCTGATTTTCTCGCCCACCTTCGGCATGCGTTTGGGTCTGGGCCGGACGGTGTGCGGCTTCGCCCCGCTCTCAACGAGCGGCGCAAATTGCGGCATGAACAGACGAACGATCATAATCCCGCCTGCAGTTCTTCGTAGTGGGCATCATCCGGCGAATAGCCCTCCGCGAAATAATCGCAATCGCCACCAGCCAGCGAGCTGGCCCATTCCCGCAGGTTCGTGCGTTCCTCGTCATTCGCGGGAAAGCCCTGCGACTGGCAAAGTAAAAGATAAACCGCGTCAATCCACGCGTCCCTTGTCAGCGTTTCCATAAATCAAAACGGGATGTCCTCATCCTCCGGCTTGTCGCCCGGCCCCGGCGGGCGCGCGGGCTGCTCGCTCTGGCGCGGCGGCTCCTCCTTGCGCTCCGCGCCTCCGCGCGATTCCTCGTTTCTCCCGAGCAGCTGCAGGCTCTCGCCGATCACCTTCGTCTTCGAGCGTTCCTGCCCCGTCTCCTTGTCCGTCCAGCGGTCCTGCGAAAGCCGGCCCTCGATGTAAACCGGTCGCCCCTTGCGCAAGTATTCCCCGGCGATCTCCGCCTGCCGGCCCCACAACGTCACGCCCACGAACGTCACCTCCTCGCGCCGCTCGCCCTCGCCCTTGTCGATACGCCGATTGATCGCCAGCCCCAGCTCGCACACCGCCGTGCCCTTCGGCGTGTATTTCACCTCCGGGTCCCGCGTCACATTTCCGATCAGAATGACCTTATTTACGTTTGCCATTTTCGTTTTTGGTTTGGGGTTTCAAGCCTCAACCGCGCGGCCAAAGAGGTCGGGATGCAACGCCGCCGATGCCCGCGCGTTCAGCCACAGCACTTCCGTCCGGTCACGCGCGCCATCGGCGTGCGCATGCCGTTCAAAGCAACTCCAATCGGCGAACGCCGACCGGTAGAGTTCCGAGTCGTAACCAGAGAGCACCACTGCGCCGCGCAGCCGCTTCAACACATGCGCCAGGCTTCGATGCTGCTTCTCCGTCATTTCGTGCCGGTAGCCACTCGCCTTCGTCCCGCTGGTCCCGCTGGTCCCGCTGGTCCCGCTGGTCCTTGTGCTCGGCACATAGGGCGGGTCCACGTAATGCAGCGTGTCCTCGCGGTCCCTCGCCATCATCAGCTCGCGCGCGTCGCGATTTTCGATCACCACGCCCTGCAGTCGTTCGATGATCGCCGGAAATGTCCCTGGCAGGTTTCGCCAATCTGCGGCCGGCGTCGTTCCGCTCCGGTTGCTGTCACACCGGAATCCCGTTCGCATTGGCACGTCCTGCTTCGTGGCCCGCGTCACCGTCGATCCGAACCCCATGTAAGCGCGAATGATCGTCCTCCGCGCCTGTTCCACCGGGTCCACGCTGCGCTCGTAGCTCAGGTCGAATTCCGCCCGCGCAAACGGCGTCAGCTCCAGCATCCGCAGCAGCTCGCTCCCGTAATCGCGAGCGGCCTTGAAAAGATTCACCAGCTCGCCGTCGAGATCGTTGTAAATTTCGGCGTAACTGCGCGGCTTTTGCAGCAGCACGCTGGCCGCGCCGCCGAACGGCTCCACGTAAACGCGATGCGACGGGAAGTGTTCGATAATCCACGGGGCCAGCAACCACTTCCCGCCATGGTAACGAATGATCGGCCGCTCCGGTGTCATGCCGCCACCTCACCTTCCGCCAAGCTCCACACGCCGTTGCCGTGGGCCTCAAATGGTCCCCGTTGCAGCGTCTGCCGCACCTTCTCGTGCCAGAAACGATTTGTTGCCGGCCGGCGACCTTTGATCGCTTCGTAAATTTCGCCAAGGTGCGCCTTGCCTCCCAACCGATGCAGCGTCAGTAAAACCAACTGCCGCCACGTTCCCGTGCCGCTCACCATCTCCTCACGTGCCTGTGCGTTCAGCCCGGCCACAGCTTCCGCCTCAGCGTAAAGCCGGAGGCCGCGCAGCCGGGGCAACGGATCTTTCGTGAAGATCGCGAAGCAGATGGGCAGCTGAAGGCGCGCGAAGATCGTGCGTGGCAAAATCTCCGCGCCGATCGTCCACAGCTTGTTCCACCTCAGCACGCGCGCCGGCGTTTGCAGGAAATACGCCGGCACCACGAAGCCCGCCTGCGCTCCTTCCACGCAAAAGTGCGAGAGCCGGCCCAGCATCGCGTCCATGAATTTCGCGGAGTAGGGCGGGTTCCCCCACGCGATCGTGAATTCCTGCGGCAGTTCCACGTCCAAAAAGTCGCTGGTGATCACGCGGCGGCCTGTCCGCTCCCGCGCCTTGTCCGCCAGCGCGCCGTCGATCTCCACGCCCGTAGCCGGGATGTGATCCGGCACCGCCGCCAACATCCGGCCATCGCCGCATGTCGGCTCGATCACGTTGTCCGCCGCCGTTGCCGTTGAGAAATAGGCCGCCCACAATTCGCGCGCCGCCCACGCCGGCGTCATGTATTGACCCAAGGGACAAACGCTCATGCCCGCGCCCTCCGCAGATTGGCCGGGTGCGTCGGATCGCCCGCAAATCCCATCGCCGTTTCCAGTGCGTTCACGACGTTCTGGCGGGGGCGGGCCTTCATCAGCTCCCGCTCCCACGCCTCGTGCAGGGCGGTCCAGCCCTTGCCCGGCTCCGTCAGCTCGTCCCAATGCGCGATCCGATCCACCGCGAAAACCGTGGGAAGATTCCCTGCCAGCAAAAACTTCGCCGCTTCCGCTCCCTCGCTCATGCCCGGCGCCCTCCCCGAAAATAACGGCGCAACTCCTGGCCCACCCAGCGGCCCACCGGCACACTCACGCCGTTGCCAATCATCCGATACGCCTGCCGGTCCGTTCCGCAGAATTTGAAGCTGTCGGGCACGCCTTGCAGCCGGGCGTATTCCCGCACGCTGTAGGGCCTCACGCCGTGCGGGAATCGCCGGTCCGCGATCAGTCGCGTCGAAACGTCCTTCGCGTAATGCGCCACGCACGTGGGCGCGATGTCATCCCGCGCGGGATCGCTCACAATGGGCCGATCCCGGTAGCCGCCATCCAATCGTTTGTAGAGGTAGTCTGGCAGGTCAACGCGCGGCTCCGCCTCCACGATCTTCGCCAGCTTCACCCGCCGCCCCGTCGGCTCGCGGAAATCGAACGGCCGCCGCGTGCCGATGATGATCAGTCGATTCCGAACCTGCGGCAGCCATGTCTGTGTTCCCACTGGGCAGAACGTCCGCACGTAGTAGTCCGGCAGGCGCGTCATCGCCTCCATCACGATCGGGAATTTTTTCATGCCCGGCACGTTCTCGATCACGAACGCCTCCGGCGGCTGGAGCACCATGTGGCGGAGCGCGTGCAGGAACAGCTCGTCCCCCGTCCGCGTCCCGTGAATGTCCGCAATCGGCGAGTATTTCGTGCAGGGGTAGGTGAACGCCTTCACCTCACAATGCGCGTCACTAGACACGAGTTTTTGCGCGATGTCCGCCTGCACCACTTCGTGCGAGAAATTCGCCCGCTGCGTCTCGCAGCACCGCCGATCCAGCTCGAAACTCTGCCCCACCATCAGCCCGCCTTGAAGCAGCCCGATGTCGAACAACCCCGCCCCGGAAAAGTAGCTGTTCACCGTGATCGTGCTATTCATCGCCGCCCTCGTAGTTGTCCGCGAATTTCTCCAGCTCCGTCCGGCCGGCTTTCATCCGGGCGGAATCGTCCTCCCAAATTTCGTCATCGATCAGCCGGTGCACGGCGTTCCGAACGAGTGATGCAAGGCGCGCGGGCTCGATGGCATCAAGCTCCCAGCTCGACTGCCCGAACCGTTTGATGTAAGCCCTCGCGCGGCTGTCGGTAATCTTGGCCGGATTTTCCGGAGGGCGCATTTCGCGCACTTGGTCCATGTTCAGCGCGAGGCGCTCCACTTCGATGCCGGCCTGCGTCGTGAAAAGCTCGAGTCGATCCTGCACGTCGCGGGACATGTCGATTCCGGACGGGTCATGGTCGCCCAGATAGAGCACGAACAGATGCTTTCCCTGCTCCGCGCGCTCGATGTATCGCTGCGCCGCTTCATACATCGTGCTGCTGCTGGAGTAGCCTTTGTTCGCGGTGAATGGCACGTCCAGCTCCCGGCAAACCGGCACCAGCACGCCCTCCAACGCCTGTTTCTCCACCATCACCTCCACGTAGCATGGCTGGTTTTCCCACATGTCCACGCGGTAGGAACGGGCGGCCGATCGCACAATTTCTGCCGGCGTGTTCCAGTGCGAATTTTGCACCATTTCACGCGCCCGATCCTTGATCATTTCCCAATCGATCAAGCCCGCGAGGCGAGCGTGAGAGACCAAGGCGCTAACGTTTTTGTAACTGCGCTCCGTGTTCTCCACGATGTTGCGCGCCACCAGCTGATAGTAGAGCTGGCGCACGCTCAGGTCGTAACCCTGCGCCTCGTAGTCGCGCAGAATCCGGTTGATCGTCACAATCATCGCCTGCGCCTCCGGTTTGAAATTCCTCTCAACGAAGCACTGTTTCACGGCACCACGATGCGGGATTCCTCGCCGCCCTCCGGTTCGTCATCCATCAGCCCGCAGGCCCGCAGGATCATCAGCCCCAGCAGTTGCTCGACAATGTGCGCCGGCGTGCGGTTCGCCTTCACCATGCGGATCAGCGCTTCCGCTGCCTCATGCTGGATTTCCTCCGCCAGTAGCGCCTCGCGCAGCCACAGCGCCAGCGGCCCGCGCAGATGCTCGCCGATCGCCGCCGGCGCGTCCTGCTGCCACGACACCGCCAGTCCGCCGCCCTTCGTGTGGAACGAAGCCCCGATGGCGCCCGTCTCGTGCACGGCCGCCTGCACGATCTCCCCCAGCTTCGCGAAGTCCGGCCCGTTCATGACTGCGCCTCCTCAGCCGGCCGCGCCGGCGTTTCGATGAACCACCGGCTGTGCACCCGGAATTTGTGCCGCTTCCGCGTCGCCTTCGTCATCGCGCGCAGCATGGCGCGGCCGGCGTTCCACGTTTTATCCCGCCGCAGATCCCACTTCGTCACCTGCCGCTCGCCGTCAAACACCGCGTGCCACAGCCGTTTCCTTGCCGTCGTCGTCATGGTCGTTTCTTTTTGTTGTAAGGCCCGCGCTTTTTCTTCTGCCGAAAACGCGATCCGTTGTTGTAGGCCGTCTCCTGGTCGCCGTTCAGATTCTCGAACCGCGTGAATTCCTTCAGGAACCTCAGCAGCACGGTGTCCGTCGGGCCGTCGCGATGCTTCGCCACGATCCACTCCACGATTTCCCCATCCCCCAGCGCCGGCTCCGGCTGCGCGTATTCCGGGTCCGGGTCCACCAGGTCATCGTCGTCCTCCTCCTCGTCGGGGGACTTGTCCTTGTTCGGGCGAAACAGCAGCGCAATGATGTCGGCGTCCTGCTCGATCTGGCCGCTGCCCTTGAGGTCCGAAATTTTCGGCCGCGAGTTCACCCCGCGGGAATCCGCGTCGCGCCCCAGCTGCGCCAGGCCGATCACCGGAATGTTCAGCACCTTCGCGATCTTTTTGCACATCCGCGAGGCGTCCGAAATTTCCTCCGCCCGGTTGTCCTGCGCGCGCTTGTTCACGCTCCGCAGCAGCTGCACGTAGTCGATCAGGATGGCATCCACGCCGTATTTCCGCTTCGCCCGCAGCGCGAGTTTGTAGAACGTCGGCAGCTTCAAATCCGGCGTGTCGTCGATGAACACCAGCGCCTTCGCCGCGTTTCCCGCCTCGCGGATCACCGTCTTCATGTGGAGGTCCGAAAGGAATCCATCGCGCACCCGCTGCAGGTTCAATTTCGAGCGCAGGCACACCACGCGGCTGGCCAGCTGGTCCGCGCTCATTTCGAGCGAGAAAATCGCCACCGACTTCTTCTCCTCCACCGCCATGTGGTTCGCGATCGCCATCATCAGCGCCGTCTTCCCCTGCCCCGGCCGCGCCGCGATCACCATGAACTGCGAGCCCTTCAGCCCGTCCGTCATCCCGTCGAATTTTCCAAATCCCGTCTGCAGCCCGCTGATGCTGCCCTTGCTCTTGTAACGCTTCTCGATGTCCGTCACCGCCTTGATCACGTCATCCTTCCAGTGGCGCATCCGGCACTTGTCATCATTGTCCGCCTCCAGGCCGAAGAGCAGCTCCTGCCCGCGCTGCAGCACCTCCTCCGCCGGGCCGGAGTCCTCGTAGGCATCCATGCGCATCTGCGAGGCCATCTGGATCATTTGCCGGCGTAGGTATTTGTCCCGCACGATGTCCGCGTAATATTCGTAGGACGACCACATCGGCACGAACGTGTTCAACTCGCTGATGGCGGCCGCTCCTCCCGCCGCCTCCAGCTGCCCGAGATCCCGCAGACGTTGCGTGATGGTGATGAAGTCGATGGGCTTTCGCGCGTCCCACAGCTCGCGCATCACGCTCCAGACGTGCTGATGCGCCGGCACGTAAAAGTGCGACACCATCAAGTCCGACAGCTCGTCCATCACATTGTCCGCGCTTAGCATTGTCGAGCACAGCACGCCTTTCTCCGCATACTCAGCCTGCGGGATCGGCATCGCCCCCTCCGGCTCCGCCCCGCGCGATTTGCGCGGGGGGTAATCACGGCGCGGCCGCTTTTCTGGACTCTCCTCGCCCACGGCTCAGCGCCCCCCCTCTTTTTTTTGCGCCGTGGAAATACGCTTCGCTGTTCCCACCGGCGCGGCGGCTAAAAGCTCTGCGAGCTTTTCGGATTGGCGAAGACGAGCAAGGCGGCGGGCGGCGGCGTCGGCGGCGTCGGCGGCGGCGGCGGCGGCGTAGGCGGCGGCGTAGGCGGCGGCGTCGGCGTAGGCGTAGGCGTAGGCGTAGGCGGCGGCGGCGGCGTAGGCGGCGGCGTCGGCGGCGTCGGCGGCGTCGTCGTCGTAGGCGTAGGCGTAGGCGTAGGCGGCGGATCGGGCCGCCCACCATTCGTCGGACGAAGGTTTGTCACCCGCGATCCAACGGGCAAAGAGCGCGCCTACCGCCGCGATGGCAAGCTTGGTCGCCTCCTTTTTTGCGAATTTGATGACGCCATCCGTCGCGTCCACCAGCAGCCAATGCGCGAACTGCGGCCAGACCATCGACAGGTCCGCGCCCACCGGGATCGCAGCGAGGAATTTGCCCGGCCAGTCGAGCGATTCCGCCGACGGCATGCCCTCAAAAATTCCGTCCTCGAGCCGCGCGAGAATCCGCGGAATGCCCAGGTATTTCTCGTAATCCGCATGGTTGCCGGTATCCAGCTTCAGGCCCTTGATGCGGTTCAGCGAGTTGATCGAGCACCCCACCGCGCACCCCTTGAAGGTATTCTGGCTGCGGAAGTTTTGGCCGTAATGGCCGTGCTCGATCTTGTCCTGCTCCCGATGCCACGCGATCTCGCGCAGCATGGCAGCCTTCAGTTCAGCGTCGCCGTGGAAGGCGATCAGCGGGGTTTCGATTTCGGTTCGCGAGGTTGTCGTGTTCATGGTTTTTCAGTGTTTGTTGGTTTGCGTTTCAAAAATTCCCGAACGTCGCGGCGGGCGTCCGTCGGCAAGGCATCCCAGCCTCCGCTCGTATTGCAGCCCGGCCACAGCGCCTGCGCGGCCGCTTCCCAGCCCTCCGGCGCTTCTTCCTTTTTCAGCGGTGCCGCGGGCGGCGTCCCCTCGGCGAGCGGCTCCGCGTCCCTCAAAAATGAGCCGAAGCGTTTCTTGCTGGCCGATTTCCCCTGTCCGGCCGGCGTGGTCAGCCACCACCGCATCTTTGCCCACGCGGCATCGACGTCCTCCGGCACGTAAAGCAGCTTCATTTCCGCCAGGTAGGCGGCATCCACGAGCGGGCTTTTGCGCGCCCCCCCTTGTTTTTTTTGCGAAAAATCCGCAGGTTTCGGAGAAACAGAACCCGCCGTTGGGTGGCTCGAAGCGTCCGCCGAAGGCGACGATTCCGAGCGGGCGAAGCCCACCAACTCCTGTTCCTGTTCCTGTTCCTGTTCCTGTTCCTGATTAGGCATACCCTGCCTCAACCGTTCGAGGAACCCTTCCGGGAACCGTTCCGAAACCATTTCGAGCGAAGCTATAAAGCGTTGATAGAAAGGCACATGACGCGGCACGGCCAGAATCACCCCCATCATGCTCTTGCCCACGTTGGGATTCGCGATCGGGTTGTGCTTCAGGAACCGGCACACCCATGTCCAACCGTCTCCCGTGCGCTCCATGAAACCCGCCCGCAACAGTTCCGAAACCGTTTCCGAAACCGTTTCCGCGCTCCATCGCAGGTCGCTCGCAATGTAGCCATCCGGCAGGCGGAAACATCCCACGCCCGTGGTGTGCGGCCCGGTGATCAGGTAGGCGGTCAACAGGCGCGCCTCCGTGCTCCACGAAGGGGCCTTGTCATCCGTCCAAAACGCCGTCCGAATCGTGCCGTATTCTCTCATTTTTCTTCCGTAACCAAAGGTTCCACGTGCGACTTAGTTCCATGTGGAACCTCCCATCCCAGCAGCTGAATTTCCGTGGGGGTGAGGAGCCCGCGCGCCATCAATTTCCGGCGCGTCGGCAGCCCACGCCGCGAGCCATTCAGCACCTGCGTCACGTGCGCACGGGCGCTGCAGATGGCCGTCGCCAGCGTTTCCGCCGTCTCCCCGCGCCCGTGGAGTGCGTGCCAAAAGGGGTGATTTTTCATCGCGCGATCAACTCCTCCGCGATCAGTCCGCTCACTCGGGCGCGCGCCGCGCTCTCCGCGAGTCCCAGGCAGGTGAATCCCTCACCGCTGCCCACGTCCCCGTTCGTCGGATGGTGAAGGGCAAAGGCAAAGCCCCCGTCCTTCGGCACGATCGAGACCGCGTAATCGCCCAGCGCGAACGCCTTCCGCTTCACGCGCAGGGTGGCATGTGGCTCGCCCGCCACCGCCTCGTAGTTGCCGGTGACGATCACAGCATTTCCCTCCAGTCGGGGAGAGGGTGTTCCTTTTCGGCCTGCGCGATCAGTTTCGTCACGAGCTGCCGGCGCGAGGCCACGTCCGTCAGCAGGTCCGAATCGTTCGCCATTGGCACCCCTTCCAGCACCGTCAACAGGCGCTTCGTGAACGTCGTGGAAATCCGCGCCATCAGCTGGTCCAGCTCTTCCGGCTTCGCTTGAATGGTCATGGCTTTTCCTCCCCGGTTGCCGCTTCCACCCACGCGCTCCGCCGCCGCCCGCCGCCCGCGGCTCGCAGTCTCGGGTGCAGGTCCTCGATCCGAACGCCCATCAGCAGCTCGTATTCAGCCGCCACGCGGTCCGTGAGATACAGCCGGCGCATTCGCCACCGCTCGGCAGCGGCCCCCATTTTTTTGCCGTGGGCAACCGCGGCGAGTTGGCAACTCACGGCCGACACAACAAGGCCGGCGGCCACAAGAACGAAGATGATCGGGTGCATGATTTTGAAAGGGTTTGGATGGGGGGAACGAACCGGGGCGGACGGTGGCGGCGGCTCTCTCTTCCGTGCCCGCCTCCGCCCCGGCTCGAAGGGGTCAGATGTAAACCTCCACACCCGCCGCTTTCCCGGCGGCATGGGCGATTTCGGCGCTGGCTGTCCGGATTTGGGCCGGCAGATTTTCGAGCGTGAAACCCAGCGTCACCGTGCCCTCGCGATTTCGCACCCGAAGCCGGGCGATAGTCTCGATGCGCTGTGGCTGGTCCTCGAACGGCTGGATGTTCACCAGCAGCTTCGTGGGGATGACGACATCCCCCGATGCCTTCACCTGCTCGGTCTTGGTGAATGCCACCTTGATGTCCGCGCCGGATCGGACGCAGCTGCTCACGGCCGCGCCGTTCACCACGTGAAGATCCTGGGCGATCTCCAGCAGGGTGGCGGGATCCGGGTCTGTGAATTCCGCCGCGCGTTCTTCGAGGAACTCGACGAACGCGAGCTGGTCCATCGGCTTGCCGTTCCGTTGAACCCACGCCTGCAGCGCCTCGGTCTGGATGAGCTTGAAGACAGCTCGGTGGGTCGATGCCTCCGGCCCGTTCGGTCCGGTGTGGTAGTCGAGCAGCGCCGTCAACGTGGAGCCCTCGCCCACAATGATGGCGCCAGGTCCTTTGAACTTCGTGACGTAAGCCACAAAGCTCTCCAGGTCCGCAAACCCTCGCGTCTCGACGATGCCAAGGGGCTTGTCGAGGAACTCCGCCAGCGAGACGGGTCTCCCGGTGAGGGGGTTGATGATGAACGGATGGCGTTCGATCTTCTGCACGGTCGCGCCGGCGGCGGCGGACTGAAGGGCGAGCAGCGCCCCGCTGGCGGCGTCGGTGCGCGCGCTTTCGATAGTTTCGGTATTCGTCATGGTTTAGCTGGCAACCGCCTTGGCCGCCGGGGTTTCGATTTCGACGGTGGCTTTTCCGCCGTCGTGGGCCTCGAACGGGAGGTCCGCCTGGTTGGGATCGGTGCGCGAGAGCGTGCCTTCTTCGCTGGTGAAGAAGATCGAGGGCTTGCGCGCGGGCTGTGGAGCGGAGAGCGTCACCGCCTCCGTGATGTCCACTTCGGTGACGTCGCCATTGCGCGGCTTCACCGTGAGTTTCAGCGTCAGCGTGCCGGCTTTCCCGGCGCTGCGGACCTGTCGAACGAGTTCGGCCAGATTCTCGTCCAGCTCGCCCACAAGGGCGCGCCGGCCAAGCTGGCCCAGCACGGAGATGAACATGGCTTACGCCGCGCCCTCGGCGCTTCCCTCCGGCTGAGGTTCCGATGTTTTTTCAGACGCCGCCTGGTCTGCATCGGCAGCTGGATCCGGCGCGGGCAGGCGCTCGCCCTCGGCATGCGCGATGTCCTTGCAGTTTTCCACCTCGGCACCGGCAGCGTCGCGCGTCCGATCCAGGTCGAAATCAACGTCCTCGATCAGCTCGTCCGCTGCCTCCAGAGCGTGATTTCGGAGTTTTTTCCGGTCCTCTTTTTCGGCCGGGTCATGGGTGGCGGTGATGTGCGGATTGCTCCACAGAGCGGCCAGCAATGCGGCCGCGACTTGGGTTCTCAGGTATGGGTCTTTCATGTTGTTCCTTTTTGGTTTCTCCCGCCGGAATTGGCTGGAAAGGGGTTAGCGAAATCGGGCCTTGCTCCGGTGCATGGTGCATTCCCATGTGTTGGCCTCGCGCGGGCATGGACGCGCTTCGACGGTCTCGCCCGATCGGTAGAAAGCGGAATTGCGCACCCGCAATTTCACGGAGCCGTCTTTCTCGCGGCCCTTGATCAAAGCCCACACGAGGTTCCGATTCGGCATGAACCGATGGACGATCAGCGTGGCGATCTCGCCCTCGTCCGCGCCCCCCGTTTTTTTTTCGAAAGCCATTTTCAGCAGGGCCTTGTCCTGCGCGCACATTGGCGCTGGCGGCTTCGCAACGGGCGTGGGCGGCTTCGCCCTCTTCTCCGGCGGCGTGTAGCCCAGCGCGAGCGGCGCAGGCGTCTCGATCACACGGCGGTGCTCCGCGTAGATCGGCAGCGGGTGAGGCACAAATCCCTCGCGTCCCGACGTGCCCTCCGGCAACTCGTCCCCTGGCACGTCGCCCAGCAGCTCCTCCAGCGCCGCCTTCATGTCCGAGTCGGGATCGGCCGGGGTATCGTCGAGCTCGTCGTCATCGAGCAGCGCCCCGTCGATCCCGCCGCCCTCCTCTTTTTCCGGGTCAAAATTTTCGCGCCCCCCCTCTTTTTTTTCGGGAGCATTTTTAGGAGCTGCACCAGCAGCCGGCCGGGGCGAACGATTACGCTTCTTCATCGAGGTCTTTAGGTGAAATTTTGTCCGGCAACGACCGGAACGGTTCTGGAGAGGGGGAGGAATCTTCGACCCCCCCCGCCCCCCTGTCGGGAGCTGGAGCGGCGGGTTTCTCTGTAGCATTCCCCGTATCAGACGGCGGTTCTTCTCTGTTAATTGCTACAGATTCGGCGGTTTCTGAATCCCTTGCTACACGGTCCGCAGGCCGATCCGGCAGCACTTCAAACCGCCCTTCGATCACCCCTTTTTGCCCAGCCGTCGCCCGCTCTAAATCGGTTTGCTGGCGGAACCCCTCTCGCACTTCCGCCATCAGCTCTTCCCACGCCGCGTGCTGCGCGCTCGGCTTCGCGTCACCGATGATCGCCGTCGCGTCACCTTCGAGCAGCTGCGCGTTCGCGTTCATGATTCCCAGCGGCACAGCCAGCTGGCCGATGGGGATTAGGTGCTGATTCTCCAGCATGCGTTCCGCCATCAGCAGCGTCACCTTCCGCAGGGTGGCCGCCGTTCTTTGCTTGAGTGTCCCTACCGCGTCCGGCGCATCCACGGCCACGGCCAGCACCGTGTTCTTGCTCACGCCAAGCAAATCGCCGATCTCGCGCGAGCTGTAGCTGCCCGTGCCCAGCAGAGCGACGATTGCTCGGTAAATCCGGGGCTGATGGGTCCGCAACCACGTCCCCGTGAAGTGCTTTCCAGCCGCAACCGCTACTCGATCCATTTCCTCTTCCGAAAAAAGAAGCGGGGCGGCGGCGTTACCCGTGGGCGCCAGCGCCTCGAGGATCTCGTAGGCGCGCGCAGGCAGGCGCGACTCCAGGTCATCCTCCGGCGGCACAGGGGTGTCAGCAGCCTCGTTCATGGGCGGTATTCGCTCGCCTCCTTGACGTCCCGCTCCAAGCGGTTCAGCCGCTTGCTCAAATCCAGCTGCCAACGCAGAAATTCGATCTTTCTGTCCTGCTTCTTCAAAGCCCGGCAATGCGCGCGGCACAAAAAAAGAGCGGCCAAAATCGCTCCACAAAAAAAAGAAAGGGCGGGCGCGATCATGCCGGCACTCCCTGTTTGCGCGCGATATACCGATTGATGGTCGATGCCGGGAACTTCCACACGCCGTGGTCATTCCACGGGCAGCCAGGCGTTCCGGGCTTGCCGAATTCCAGCGCCTCGCGCCGGCGATGGATCGTCTTCGTGCTGCAGGACAGCAATGCCGCCGCCTGTTCGGCGGTGTATTGCGGCTCCACGGGCCTGGCGTCACGCGAGGGCATTGGCACCCTCCAGTAAACGGTTCGTGGCCTTCAGCACCGCGCCATAGCGCTCGGCGAGAGCAAACCAATCATCCTTCGACAGGTCGCAAATGCCCGGCGAATCGAAGATCCCGCGCAGCCCGTCGATCAGACCTTTCAAATGGGCCAGCTGGCTATTCTGCGACCAGCGGCAAACCGGCGTATTCAGCGAGAAACCATCGACTGCAATCCGCGTCTCAATTTGCGCCAGTTCGGCGTCCATCAAGCGCTTCAAACGCGCATCCAATTCAAAAAAAGAAGAGGAGATGCTCATTCCTCCGTGCCTCCCAACACGTCGGAATCCTTCACGATCATTCCATTGATGCTCACAATGGGCGCAGCCGCGGCAGCGCGGTGAATCTCGCCCTTCAAGTCTGAGAGTTTCAGTCCCTTGCGGCCAAAAATCCGAAGTGCCCGCAGTTCCACTGCTGTCACAGCACCCTCTTCCGGTGCCTCGTATTCCGATTTTTGAACGACCGGAGTCGGTAGATTGCGCGCATCCGTCGGAAAGCACGCATAGGCGCGTAACTCTAAAATGAGCGTCTCAAGTCTTTCTGCGCGGGCGGGATCTCCGCCATTCTTTCCGGTGAGGCGGCAGAGCTGAGCTAGAGTAGAGAGAACTTCCTCGTCACATGGAGACAAGGTGCAAAGGCAATGAGCGAGTCTATGCTCACTCGGCCGCGACATCGGATACTTTCCGCGATTTAGCGCGACCATCTATCACTCGCGCTCGGCCGTCGCCGCGCTCGCCTCGTCTGAAGTTTTGCGTTCATCCAATGCCTTGGAGAAGGCCAATTCGATTTTGCCGGCCGTGATCGCGCCGGCCGCGTCTTGTTTGCGGCGAAGCTGCCGGGCGTGCATGCGCAGGGCCTCCAGCACCTTCGGGTCGTCGTCCTTGGAAAACTCGATAACCATAATCTGCATTTATTCACGCTATGGTTGAACGTCAACCAAAATTCTTGCACGCGGTGAATATATTTGCGAAACGGTAGGAATGGGTTCATTCGCTCACGCATTTGCAAACGTCGTGAAATCGCTGGACGGCAAACAGACCGCGCTAGCCGCAGCCTCCGGCGTTCCGCAAACAACCATTTCGCGGCTGCAAAACGGGAAGAATCCGCCGGATGTAGAGACTCTTCGCAAGCTCTGTATCGCGCTGCCCGACGCGGAAGCCGCTACCCTGTTGGCCGCGTTCCTACAGGATTCTGTGCCCGCTGGGTGCTCTCACTTAGTCGAGATTGAAATCCCAAAAGAGAGCAATACGAGGTTATCGGAGCAACCAACCATCTATCGCGTCTCTCATGGTCTTCGCCGCGATGTAAGCGATGCGATTGACCATCTCGTGCAAATGTGTCGCCGTGATCTCGATTTCGCGAATTACATCGTCGAAACGGTGCGATATCTGGATCCGGAATGGGCGCGAGCTGCTGACATCCGTTCGGTGGAAGAAATGGGATCAATTCTCAGCAAGCAAACATCTAGCCAAAAGCCTTGACGCAAGGCTGGAAGGAATTCACCGCTAAATGCCGTGAAAACGGCATTTTTGGTAGTCGTCACAATTGTTTTCACCTCTTGCTCGGAGGTTGAATACAAGCCCGTCGAAGGCAGAGCGCTGGTGGGGCCAGCGGCAAATTCTTCATTTGCAAATTACGACTATGGAATGCCGATTTATGAAGGTGCGCCGCCGTGGCCGTGGGTGGTAATCGGCGGCATCAAGACAAGCGACCGGGCAATGTCCATTGAGGGCGGGGACCATGCAGCTGTGAGGGTCGCAAAAGCGCGTGATGCCGACGCCTTAATAAAGGTTTCCAGCCGCTCAAGATTTTCCGGGACGAGCGGAGGCTGGAATGCCGGCTGGGGGTATAATTTCGCAGGCGGAAGTGATTGGAGCCAAGCCGTGTATCTCGATGAAAATCAGTATCTGGCGATCAAAAAAATCTCGAAATAATCTGCTGATGCTCCCGAGATAGCATGTAACTAAATCGGCAGCTTAAAACATTTTGTTTTCGTAAAGCCTTATAAATGAGCGCGACACTTAAGAATGTTGCGTGTTTACAAAACCGTTGCACTACCACTGTGCTATGCCGGCGAAATTGCGAGATAAGCTTCCTCGCTGCGCTCGCGCGGTCAAGCTCGCAGCGCAAGCCACCATCAGGGCGT